ACTGGAAAGGTTATAAGAATCAAAATTATGACTTAAACGGTTTCCCTACTCCTACAGGCGCTAATACTACTGATCCTAATGGTCCTATCGTAAGTCCAACAGAGCCTACGCTACAAAGCGATGGTACTGCATTGGCATATGGTGACATATGGATTAACACAAGTGATTTAGAAAACTATCCAGTAATCAATCGTTGGCAATCTGTTAGTGGAGAAAATCAATGGGTGTTGCTAGATAATTCAGATCAAACAAATCCTGAGGGTGTATTGTTTTCTGACGGTCGTTGGGCAACTAACGGAACAACATCAGTAACTGATGATCCTATCCCAACTATTACTAGTTTGCTAACAAGCAACTACCTAGACATTGATGCACCTGACGCATCATTATACCCAACAGGTATGCTGTTGTTTAACACACGCCGTTCAGGATACAATGTTAAACAATTCAAGGCAAATTACTTTAGCAATGCTAATTTCCCAGGTGAAGCTCTACCAACAGAAAGAGATGCATGGGTATCAGTAAGCGGTTTACAATCTAACGGTGCTCCGTATATGGGTCGTAAGGCACAACGTGCTATGGTTGTTGAAGCATTACGTGCGGCAATCGACACTAACACTGATTTGCGTGATGAAGATAACTTCTTCAACTTGATGGCTACTCCTAACTATCCAGAACTACAACCTAACATGGTTGTATTGAATAGTGATCGTGGCGAAACAGGTTACATCTTGGGTGACACTCCAATGGGACTATCTGATAGTGCTACTGACATTCAAGCATGGGCAACTAACGCAGCCGGCGCGACAAGCACTGGTGAAGAAGGTTGTGTAACTCGTAACACATATCTAGGTTTATTCTATCCAAGTGGTATCACTAGTGATTTGAGCGGTAACTTAGTTGCTGTTCCTGCATCACACATGATGTTAAGAACATTCTTACGTAATGACACAATCGCTTATCCTTGGTTAGCGGCTGCCGGTACACGTCGTGGTATTATTGATAACGCTGCGAATATTGGTTATGTCAACAGAACAACTGGTGAATTCCAAGTAATCAAGACTCGTTTGGGTATTCGTGATGTTCTATATGTGAACTTCATTAACCCTCTAGTGTTCTTTACAGGTAACGGTTTATTGAACTACGGTAATAAGACAAGCTTTAACTCTAGCTCTGCATTAGACAGAACTAACGTTGCTCGCTTAGTAGCTTACATGCGTAGACAATTGACATTAGCCGGTCGTCCATACGTGTTCGAACCTAACGATGGCTTCACAAGAGGTCAGATTGCTAACACTATTGAATCATTATGTTTAGACCTAGTTGCAAAACGTGGTATCTATGACTATCTAGTTGTTTGCGATGAATCTAACAATACTCCTGCTCGTATCGATAGAAACGAGTTGTGGGTTGACGTTGCAATCGAACCTGTTAAGGCAGCTGAATTCATCTATATACCAGTGCGTATATTGAATACAGGTGAACTATCAGGAGCATAATTTATTAAGTAGAGCGCCCTTAAATGGGCGCTCTCTAATAAAAGATAAATAATATTAACAGGAGAAATACAAAATGGCAACAGCCTCACAATCTTTAAACAACTTCTCGGTAGCGGGTGGACAAGATTTATCCCCAGCTAACGGCACGTTGTTAATGCCAAAGCTACAATACAGATTCCGCGTATTGTTCTTTAACTTTGGTCTAACCGATGCACAGGAATTAACACGCCAAGTAGTAGATTGTTCACGTCCTAACGTGTCATTTGCTAAAATTACGTTACCAGTATACAACTCAACTGTATTCATGGCAGGTAAGCATACATGGGCACCGTTGAACGTCAACATTCGTGATGACGCCGCAGGTAATGTTTCTAGAGCAGTTGGCGAACAACTACAGAAACAATTGGACTTTATTGAACAAGCTAGTGCCGCAAGCGCAAGTGACTATAAGTTTAGCACATATATCGATATTCTTGATGGTGGTAATGGTACAAATGAACCAGTTATTCTAGAACGTTGGGAACTATATGGTTGCTACGTTGAATCAGTGAACTACAACACTCTAAACTATGGTCAATCTGAAGATGTTAAAATTGCACTAACATTGCAATATGACAACGCAATTCAGTCTGAGCCATATGGTCTAGAATCTGGCGTAGGTTCATTTGCTGGCTCATTCCCACGTGGCGGAGATGGTACGTCTACTTCAGTAGGTACTTAATACTTAAATGTCGTACTACGGTGATGAAGTACAGAGAACTGCCGGTTTCGGCAGTTCCATCCTTAGAGATTTCACTCACGCATCGAAAATTTTTCGACCAGGTGGGTATGATCTTGCACCTAAATTTAAGTTTTTATTTCATACGTTTTTTGATATTAACCCCGCTGTTTATGATAGAAATATAAACACCGGGGATAATTTTGGCTTGCTAGTTAAGACAATAAAGCTACCATCATTCAATATCAAAACACATGATTTGAATCAGTACAATAGAAAAAGAATTGTACAAACTAAAATAAACTATGATCCTATTAACATTACATTTCATGATGATTCATTAAATGTTGTGACAAAAATGTGGGATGCATACTATTCTTATTATTACAAAGACAGTACTAACCTTAGAGTATTTAAAGGTGATACCGGTGCTGACGTAGAATCAAGTGAGCCAGGTGGCGGCGCCGCAAATCAAAACTATAATGTAAGAAACATCTATGACGCTAACTTAACCGGCAATAACAATTGGGGTTATATTGGTGAATCATTCGCAGATTCTAGTCAACAAGTTAAACAACCCTTTTTTAGAAATATAACGGTCTTTGGATTCAATAGACACAATTTCACAGCGTATACTTTAATCAATCCCATGATTACTAAATTTGACCATGACACTTATGCATATGCTGACGGTGCCGGTACAATGGAGTTAAAAATGGATATTGCATATGAAACTGTAGTGTACAATGAAGGTGGTATGGACGGAAGAACTCCTGATAACATTGTACAAGGATTTGGATTAGATGCATCCTATGACAGAGAATTAAGTCCAATAACGCCTGTAGGTGCCAATAGTGTAGTTCCGGGCCCCGGGGCATATCTAGATCCTGAAGGTGGCTTTATAAAATCATTAAAGGATTAATCATGGGAACGATTGCAAAAAACACTGCCAACGTAGCATATAACTATCAAAAAGTTCCTGGATTAGTAACGTCAAATCAATTGCAATCTCAGGCAGGATTGGCAATTTCGTTACGTGATAATCCTAATCTAAATAGAAATGTAGCCTTTTTATTTCCCACTAATTTGACTACACCTAACTATGGAGCAGGCTCACCTACTCTACTTGCTAGAAGTTCAATTCAAACATCAGGTGATGTAACTTATGCAGGTAGACAGACAAACCTGTAAATTACATGCCTAGAATTATTGATGACAAAACAACACTAGATAGAACCGTTAGAATTTTTGACGCATTCTATCAAACAGACTTACGTATAAATGCCAGTGAATATGACATTGTGCATGGGTATTTCACTAGCGTATGTGACACAAAAAACATAGCAGATAATTTTACCACTGTACTGTTTAGAATATCTACTCAAACAGGTGTTCCTGTACTTAGCTTATTGAATGAATTAAAGGGACAACCTAATTCATTGTCATTGAACAAGCAAATATGTTACTGGCTAAACAGTCTTAAATCAAAAACATCACTATACGGAGTAAGTGTAATACCTCAACCAGTTGTTCCTGTAGCTCGAAACGTGGTATTATAAAATGGCAAAATATGCACAAGGCATATATGCTCCTAAGCATCCTGAAAAATATATAGGCAATCATAGTCCCAGATACCGTTCGGGCTGGGAACTAACGTTTATGACGTTCTGTGATACAAACAAGAATGTTTTATATTGGGCTAGCGAAGCACTACGTATCCCATACAAACATCCCATGACAGGGAAGCCAACAATCTATATACCTGACTTTTTTGTAGTATACGAAAATAAGTTTGGACAAAAAATAGCAGAAGTAGTAGAAATCAAACCCAAGAAGCAAAGTATTATTGAAAGTAAGGTGTCTAATGCTAAGGATAGAATAGTTGTAGCAATTAATCATGCTAAGTGGGGAGCCGCTATGGGGTATTGTAAAAGTCAAGGATATACTTTTAGAGTCATAACAGAAGATGACTTGTTTTATAACGGTAGAAAAAAATGAGGAATTTATATTTTAACGATGCTTGGAAAACCATTTTAGTAAGACAACCAATTACTCACAGAATAGATGAAGGGGTGTACACCATTGAACATGATCCTATCATTGATAATTCAGTTTTTGTGACAGAACGATTTACTATAAGACATATTGAAAAATATATAACGAAAAATCAACTGAATCAGTTTGCAAACTTATCCGACGGGCATATACTGTTTTTAGACGACTTCACTACTCCAATGGAAAGCACAGTGCAGTACATAGCTATTCTCATTTATAAGTACAAATTTCGTCCTGAAAATTTATGGTTTAGTTTGTCTTTATTACATCAATGTTCAGAATTGAAAGAAAAACTAGAATCAATTGGCATACATGGAGTAAACATATACTTTCACAACACCTGGATGAATGAAATATACAATCAGTATACTGAAAATATACCTTTCTTTGAGAGTCTGTCAAATTCAGTGATTTCAAAACGATATAGTGCGTTTACTAGAAGGTTTTGTCATTCAAGATATGATTTGTTCTGTAATTTTTTAAACGAAGATATTTTGAAATATTTTAACTATACGTTTACTAATTTCCATCCTGAATTCAAACCTTATCCTGATCCTTGGATAACAAAAGATGAATTAAAAAATCATGAAATAACAAAATTATATCCAAGTAAGACTCATGTAATCCATCGATGGATTGATGGAATGCCTTACTGTTTGGATGTGGATAACTTAAGAGAATCGTTCCCGATAGGAATATATAAAAGTTATAAAGAGTCAGGTCTTAATATTGTGTTAGAAACAACTTTTACGCACTATCGTAATACAGAACAACAAGATATCATGTTGACCGAGAAAACGTATAAAGCAATTGTGTCAAAAAAACCTTTTATGATGATAGCTCCATCCGGTAGTCTAGAATTACTGAAAAAAGAAGGGTTTAGAACTTTTGAATCATTTGTCGATGAAAGCTATGACAAAACGGATGACATGGTAAAAAAGAAAACGTTAATAATAAACCAAATAAAAATGCTCAATACACTTACGGATGCAGAGTTTTTTCGAAAGTTAGATGAATTAGATAAGACAGTAAATTATAATTTACGCAGATTTTTAAATTTGGGAAAACTGTCAGCAATCGAACACAAAAAACTTTTTCAAGATTTAGATTTGGTACGAAAGTAACAGACGCATAGCATTACAAAGGTAAAAATTAAAATGAAAACAATATATGTGAATAAAAATCTAGCTGACCCAATGCATTGTGGAAACCTGCGTGGCATATTTACTAATCTATATAATACCAATAGATACAAAACAATCGAAGAAGATCCTTTAGAAAATCATTCTATCTATGTCTTAGATTCTGCACAATTTTTTGAAATAGAAAAATATTTTCCAAAAAATATTCAGATGCTATACCAAGAATTCGATGACAACCATATATATGTCATGAACGATTTTTCTACAAATGTTGAAGCATATGCCCCAACAATAAAAAATCTCCATAGTTCGGGTTTCGATATAAGCAAAATTTGGATACAAGTTTCTTTTAACTATGAGAAGACGGAGATTAATAGTTTGTTAACTGATATGGGTCTTCCTACCCCAAACATTTTTTGCTATAACTTACATATGGATATGGCATATGACCAGTATGGTCGAAATAAAAATGAAATAGATGCTATCAAAAAAACAGTAGTAGACACTCCTAAAAAGTTCACTCTCTTTACTAGAAGATTTGACATACTTCGATTTGAATTGCTGTGTGATTTAATACAGCATAATCTATTAAATAATTTTGATTATACTTTTACAAATCTACATCCTGAGGCCATTCCTTATCCACATGTTTACATTACTAAAGATGAGTTAAAAAATAAACACATACCCGATTTTGTAACAAACCTAGGAAACGTACACCAATGGATTGACGGATTACCCTACCATGACGGTATACTTCTTGATCCCTTCTCAAACTCATTGAGTCTAAGATTTCTTAAAGGTGAAGTAAACATAATTGTAGAAACAAGAGTGGATAACCGTAGCAAACATAATTTGATTATTACCGAAAAAACATTCAAACCTATAATGATGGGTAAGCCCTTTATGATATACGGTTCCTCAGGTATCTTGGAGATATTGAGGAAAGAAGGGTTTAAGACATTTCATCCGTACATTGATGAATCATATGATATGGCTATCGACTCACCGGATTCTAAAAGAAAATCGGTAGTGAAAGAAATAAAAAGATTATCTGAACTAACTGATGCTGAATTTTTCAATACTATAAACTCTGAGCCAATCAAAAAAATAATCAAGTTCAATTTTCATCATTTTCTAAAAATAGCAAATAGTAACCGCGTCATAGCCAAACAGTTGTATAATGAGTTGTTTGACCTGGACATTGATAACTTATGACTTGTATCTTATTAAAAGTAGTAGTGTTCCAAAAATACAATAAATACTGATATTATGACAAAAAAACTAGAAGAACTGTTTGAGCTTCCAATAGAAGTAGAGAAAGACGCTAATCAATCTAACCTTGAAAAAGCAGAGATAGAAATTTCGACTCAAGAAGCTTTATCTAACTTAGAAAAGATAGAACAAGCATTACCACAAGTCCGCGGACTTGAATCTAGTGATGCAGAAATGGATGAGCTTGCGGATTTAGCTAAGAACAGCTACAAAGATTTAATGGATTTGGGTATGCAAGTTGACAGCAGATTCAGTGCAGAAATCTTTAATAGCGCCGGCACAATGTTGAATCATGCTATCACTGCTAAAACAGCCAAACTTACTAAAAAGCTAAAAATGATTGAATTACAGCTTAAAAAAGCAGCTTTGGATCAAAAACAATCAGCGAAGACCGAAGAAATAGAAGCTACACCATTGGGTGAGGGTCAAACACTAGACAGAAATGAATTGCTAAAAATTCTGTCTGGTAAAAAAGATGAACAATGATAAATACTAGATACAGGAATATGCAATGAGAAGCCTAAAACAATATATCACTGAAAGCGTTAAGCTTTACGATTATACAATTAAGATCGCCGGCGATGTTGATAAAAATTTCTTAGATTTGTTTACACATAATCTAAAAGAGAAATTTGATGCAGTCAACATTACTACTCCGTCAAGCACGCCGATTCAGAAAGACCCATATGGGTTCCCTGACCTACGTAATCAATCTGTTACGATTATCAAAGCAAACTTTAGATATCCAGCAACAGAACCAATGATTCAGCAAGTTGCTCAATTATTAGGATACAACGTCAATATGGTTCGTGCAATTCAAACTAACTACAATGATAGTATTAATAGTGAGACTCAGGCTTATGAAGATGAAGAAAGCCATAGTCCTTTGTTGAATCATACTGAATTAGAAGAAATGCCCGGTGCTAAAGATGCAAACAAAGCATATGGTGATTCATATCTATCAAGTGTTAAAGAACAAATGAAGGGCAATCAGATTCAAATGCAGTATACAGGTAAAGAAACACCTAGTGCGTTTGATCCATTCAAAGCTATTCCACAAGACAAGATAGGGGCAAACAGCCCAATGAGTAAGATTACTCGACCAGAAAAGCCACAAACTGGCGCAAGAAAATAATTCAAAGGAAGAATTGAAATGAATTTAAAAGACATGCTAGCAAAAATGAGCCAGTTGAGCGAGGCTACAGAAAAGACTAAGACTGGTGTTAGGCACACCGCTGAACCAGGTGGATATGGTCGCAAAGATGATGAAGACGAAGAAGGCAACAGAGTAAAGCAAGACACTGCTCCTCGTGGTCGTGGTCGTCCAAAGAAAGCTGCCGCTGCTTCAGGTGAAAACAAAAAGTATGACTTCAGTGCGTTTGGCGTAAAACATGGTAAAGATGTTAAGTTACCAGCACATGACAAAAAGAAAACTACTAAGCACAGTATCAAAGAATACTTTGACCAAATCGATGAGCGCAGAGAAAAGATGTACGAAGCTGAACAGATTCAAATCAAACCAGCAAGTCAGATGCCTAAGAAGCCTGGTCAAACATCGCAACCTGGCCAGCCACAACAAGTTCAAGGTCAGACACCACAGAACACACAAGTTATTCAGCAAGGTGACAAAACATTAGGTACAGTTAACAATCCACAATTGGCTAATCAGATTAAACAATCTATTGGCAAGGGTGAAATGACATTGATGCCTGACCAACAAGTAAATGAATTAGATGCTGGTACAGTTGCTAGATATCAGGATAAAGCATTTGACAAATATATGGGCGGTGATGAGAAACGTGCTCAAGGTTTAGATCGTGCATCCAAAAAACAAGCTGGTGCATTTGGACATGTACCAACTACACAAAAAGTAAATGAAAAAGACATTGGTAAGCACAACAATGCTACTACCGGTTTTGACGCAATGGTTCGTAAGCTAACACCAAAGTATGGCATTGAGGCAGCAAAACGTATTGCTGGTTCACAAATGAAAAAGATTAAAGAAGCTGATATTCCTTCAGATGCAAATGATATGGGTGCAGGCTTGGGTGCCGGCCGCAGTCAAGGCGTATTAGAAGGTAAGAAAGGTGTTAATCCTTTTGCTAAGAAAGATGATAAGAAAAAGCCTGCCGCAGCTAAAAATAAAAAGCCAGATGATGACAATGATGGAGTTCCTAATTGGGCTGACAAGAAGCCTGGTAAGGATGACAATGAAGGCAAGAAGAAGGGCGCAGCACCTAAGAAAGGTGTAAATCCTTTTGCTAAAAAAGATCAGAAAAAGAAAGTCAAAGAAGGCATGGAACAAAGTTTGCAAGCCGCTAGACTAGCTGGTAAATCACATGGATTAAAAGGCAATAGTCACTGTGGTAAAAACTATGAAGACATGGAAGAAGCTCGCATGTACCATGAAGGCTATAAAGAAGGTCTAGATGAGTGCTACGGTCAAATGGGTCCTGCAGTTGTAGGTGAAGCAGACATATTCGAAATGCCACCGGCAACAGTAGGCGGTATGGCAGATGATGCAATGGGTGAAGGTAATGCTTTCACTACGGCTCTAGCAAGAACTCCTAAAGGTGACAAGTTCTCTGTAGGTGGAAAGACATTTACAGATAGAACAAATTACGACTCACGTGCTTTTGAAAGCCTAGATTCTCAACTAAATGCATTGTTAGAAGGTAAAGTTGATGAAGGAATGACTGTATCTATTAGTAAAGGTCAGCAAGGATCTCCTGATTCAGTCTCAGTAACTGCACAAGACGGTGAAGCAGATCAATTATTGTCTGTTATCAAACAAGCTGGTTTAGGTTTGTTTGGCGGCGACGATGCTGGTCAACAAGGTCAATCTAGTGCAATGTCATTGCAACCAACAGACGGTGGTCAACAAGGTCAACCTGGCGAAATGGAAATTGACGTAGTTGATGACCACGACGGTATGATGGACTTGATTAGAAAAGTAACCGGTGCAGCGCCGGCTGGCCCTGCACAAGGCTTTGATGGTGACGAAGGTTCTAGTGATTATGAAGACGAAGAAGGTTCTGATGAAGAAGGTTCTGATGAAGAACAAGGTCAAGAGCAAGAAGTAGACGAAGTTGAGAGCTATGACCAAGAGGAAGAACAAGTTGCAGAAGATAATCCTCCTGATTCAGGTGCAGCCGAAACTACCGCCGACGAAAATGCAGAAGCCGCAGAAGACCAAGCATTAGCTACTGCTATGTCTGAAGGTGGCGACGGTGGTGAAGCAAGCGAAGAAACTACAGAAATGAACGAGTGGGCAAATGACGCAGGTGAGAAGGCTAGAGACTTTGATGATGAATCTTTCAAAACTGATATGGACTTTATGACTAAAGTTATTTCAGGCGGATTGAACAAAGAAAAAGCTACTGGTCAATCTACAGTTCCTGTAGTGTCAACTCAGATAAGTCGTTTAGGAAATCCAATGCAAGAATCAGTTGATTTGTTGCATGATTGGAAGAAATTAAGCGGTATCAAGTAATTATATACTGCATAAAATACCCGGCTAAGCCGGGTATTTTTTTGGTAAGTCTGTTTGAACTACAAACGATAAATACTAGATAAGGTGACATAGATATGGCTCAACAGAATATCGATTTTGGTACTTTTCCAGATGATCCGGACGCAGATGCGATACGAACGGCATTTTCAAAAGTACAGCAAAATTTTACAGAAATTTATAATGGTTTCGCGGGTGGCTCCGTCGTTTCTGTTAACAGAACTCCGGGTGCTGGTATTACAGTTAGCTCTCCGACCGGTAACGTTATTATTACTGCTAATATTGCATGTGTTCAAGTACACACTAGCACATTAAGTATAGGTCGTGATCTT